TATGTCTGGTGTTTTCGGGACCCCCCCCTTCCCTTGTCCTTATCTTGTCATTGGTGGGGGTGGTGGCGGCGGTGGCGGAAGCAACGATACTGGTGGCGGTGGTGGTGCTGGCGGGTACAGGACTAACGCCGGGCTTTCTGGTGGTGGGGCTGCTTCTGAATCCGCGTTGTCTTTGTCTTTGGGTACCTATTCGGTCATTGTGGGTGCGGGGGGGGCTGGTGGTGCGGGGAGCGCGAGCGTGGCTGGTTCTTCTTCCACGTTTTCTTCTTTTGTGTCCGCTGGCGGTGGGGGCGGGGCCGGGCGACTATACGGGGGCAGTTATTATGCGGCAAGTGTGGGCGGTTCTGGTGGTGGCGGGTCAACAAGTAATACCACCGGTGCGGTGGGGACTGCTAACCAAGGTTTTGCGGGTGGCGATAATGAGGCTAGCGACACTAATGGCGGCGGTGGTGGCGCTGGTGAAATCGGTAACACTGACGGCGCACGGTTTGGCGGTGACGGTGTTTCTTCTTCCATAACAGGTACAGCAGTGATTCGCGCTGGTGGTGGCTCAGGCGGGGACTATGGCACAACGAATTCTGTGCCTGGCGGGGACGGGGGCGGTGGTGCTTCTGGCGGGACTAACGAGGCTGGGTTTGCCGGAACTGCGAACACTGGTGGTGGTGGCGGTGGCTGCAACATGAATTCCAACGTTCAACGTGCTGGTGGGGCCGGTGGTTCCGGTGTTGTGATTTTTGCTCTACCCATAAAGGCAACGGCTACGTTTAGCGGTGGTGTTACACAGACTTCAGCGGTTGTCGGGGTAAACCGGGTTTACACGGTTACAGAAACAGACCCAGGAAGTACGGTGACAATAGAATGAGCCATTACGCACAATTAGACGAAAACAATGTGGTTGTGTTTGTCATTCACGCCAAGTCAAATGACAAAGAAGACGAGTTTACGGAAAGCACAGGGGATGTTTGGAAGCAAACTTCGTACAACACTTATGGCGGGGTTCACTACACGGATGGGGAGCCAAGCGCCGACCAAACCAAGGCACTCCGCTACAACTATTCCGGAATCGGTCACACTTACGATGAGGCCCGTGACGCTTTTATTCCGCCACAACCATACGCTTCATGGGTACTTGATGAGGCAACCTGCTTGTGGGAAGCTCCTAGTCCATACCCTGCTGAGGGTGTACATGTTTGGGATGAGCAAGCTGGTGACTGGGTAGAGGTACCGGATGAAACTCCGTAACCCTTGGCCTGCCGGGTACACAATCAACAAGAGAAGCCCCTACGGGAACCGTGTAGATCCGTTCACCGGCCAAACCCGTTTTCATGGAGGTGTTGATGTAGGGGGCAGATTCCGGGTGGGGGCAGCAGCTGATGGTGTTGTCAAACTTGTGGGCAGAAATTATGCTGACCTTACTGATGGGCAAAAACGTGTGCAAGGCGGTGGTAATACTGTCCTGATAGACCACGGCGGGATTGTTACCGTTTATTATCACGGCGAGCATCAAAGCGCGTTAGTGGTGGGTAACACAATCCGCGAAGGACAGTTCATTTTTATGTCAGGAAATACGGGCAGGTCTACAGCCAACCATTTGCACTTCGAGGTCAGGGGGGCGGATGGAAAGATGGGAAATACGCGAAATCCAGAATTATATTTGAACGGAAGGAACACAGAAGCTGTGCTAGAAATTACGGGAAAGTTCGACATTTTTACGTGGAAAGCTTGGCAGACTGCTCTCAAAGATTTTGGTCTTTACAAAGGGGAAATAGATGGTCTTCCAGGACCCCAGACTTACACAGCCATTCAGATTTGGGCAGGCTCTAACCCCACAGGGAAGCTCAACGATGCAACCAAAAGAGCTGTGCAAAGAAGGCTAGGTGTCGAAGACGACGCTATTTGGGGGGTTGATACAGTCAGCGAACTACAGAAAGAACTGTTACAAGGACTCGCGGGGCTTATTGTCGAAGAGATTGTCCCTGTCATTGTCCCTGTCATTGTCCCAAAACCCGTAGCCCCAGAACCAGTGATTGTGGGGCCAGAACCGATTGTGCCCCCTGTTATTGTCCCTCCCGTTGTCCCTCCCGTTGTCCCACTCACTGTCCCTAAAGAAAAGGAACCCGAAATGAGCGAATTTACGTACACCCTTAAGAACCTTCAGGTCTATGCCAAAGCAATCGTGGCAGGGGTTGGAGGCATCCTCGTAGCTATTAGTAGCTTGGGGGCAGAAACAGGAATAGATATTGTTCCTGCTGAAGCTCAGCCTTGGCTTACTTTCTTCCTAGCCGCCCTCACAGCTTTTGCTACATGGGCTATCCCGAACAAGGTTTCCGACAAGGAATAGCAAGAAAGGGAAAAGGCCCCCAATTACGGGGGCTTTTTTCTATTCGCAACTATCGCAGTTGAGGGCATCCTGTGGATTGATGCTACACACGTACCCGTCAATAATTTCTGTCTCATTCATAAAAACTCCGTTCCACGCTAAGCTACCTTTGAGAGATTCCAGACTACAACAAAAACGCTTAGGAGGTTTCTATGTCTATGTTGTCGGATGACCCAGAAACGAGAAGTTTTGGGCAAGACGAGAACCCGAAACCGTCTGCCCAGGCGGTAGAGGATTTTCACGAGAACAGCGATCTGGATTCTCGCCCCGAAGCACAGCATCACACGTTGGGGGCCGGTCCCGGACAGTCCTCCCCTGGTGACCACATTCACGATGGCGGGGACTCGGAGCTCTTGCTACTCAGCGAAACTATTTCTGGTTCGCGGGCGACTGATGCTTGGAGATTGTCGGTGAACGCCATTCTTGTGCGTCTCGGAGCTACCGATAATTCGACAGCCTAATGTCCTATAAAAAAAGACAGCCGACAGCGGCAGAGCTTTTACAGCTCGCTATTGCTGAGCTAGACCAGAGTGTGCATCAGCCGAACATTCTGAACTATGGGGAGAAAGAGTACCCGGAGCAGTTACGGTTTCACAAGTCTGATGCTTTGGGCAGGTACTTGTCCGGGGGAAACCGTGGCGGCAAAACTTCAGCAATTGTTGTGGAAGCTATCTGGTGGGCCACTAATACCCACCCCTTTTTGACGCGCCCCGCTTCTTGGGGGTCTGGACCTCTAAAACTTAGGTTTGTCGTGGTGGACGTGGCTAAAGGTATTGAACAAATTATTCTTACAGAAATGAAGCGGTGGGTTCCTCGCTCGTATCTGATCGATGGGGACTGGTCTAAAAGCTGGGACAACAGTAACTACATTCTGACGTTCGAGAATGGCTCCACCATCGACTTCGTGACCTGGGGCATGGACATGCTAAAACTGGGCGGGGTGGCACGACACGCACTTTTCTTCGATGAGGAACCGCCTCAAAACATTTTCAATGAGTCCATGATGCGCTTGCTCGACTATAAAGGATTTTGGGTTATAGCAGCTACTCCTTCTCGGGGCATGGGATGGACATTCGACCTGCTGTGGGAGCCCGCGTTAGAGGGTAAAGAAGCGCGTATTGATACTTTTACTTTGTCAGCGGAGCAGAACCCGTACAACGAAGCAAATTCAGATGATATGAACTTTTACACAATGGGTATGGATAAAGAAGAGAGGGCTATCCGTGAAAAAGGTGATTGGGTTGCTCGTAGTGGTCTTGTGTTCCCTACTTTTAGCCAAAATCTGGACCAACATCTCGTAGATTTCAATGCCTCAGATATTCCTAAAAGTTGGGCTGTGTATGCCTCTGTCGATCATGGGCTGAACAACCCGACTGCGTGGCTATGGCACGCTGTTTCTCCTGACGGAGACATTGTGACGTTTGCCGAGCATTATCAGGCAGAAATGGTGGTGTCGGAGCACGCCCAGATTGTGAAGCAACGTGAACTTAGTTGGGGGTTCAAACCTGATTCTGTGGAGCGTATGGGGGACCCTGCCATGCGGCAGCGCAACGGTATAACGGGCACTTCCATTATTCAGGAATACGCTCTGCATGGCGTGTACGTGAACGTCGAAGGTATCCCTCACGATGTAATGATTGGCATTGAGAAGATGCAAGCCTACATGAGGTTCCGTGACGACACTCGCTGGGGTAAAAACCGCCCTAAATGGGTTGTGGGGCGTAATTGTCCTAACCTTATTCGTGAGATGAAAAAACTGCGGTGGGCAACGTACAGTTCCGACAAAATGGCTTACTCCATGAACAAGCAAGAAGTTATCCACAAGAAGGACGACCATGCAGCGGATTCGGTACGCTATTTCGCCACAACCCGCCCTGATTTGACCCCTTTTGTAGAATCTGCTGGCCCCGACGACCCTCCGACTACGCTAAGGTATGAGGAGTTGTTATTGAGGATGCGTGAAGACCCCACAGTGGAGTTTGCAGAAGATAGAGCAATGCAGGACGACGAAGTTACCGTTATAGGAGGGTATTACTAATGACAAGTAGATTTACTGTAGTCACAGCTCCCGCGCAGAGCCCTGGGGTGTGTTACATCACTCGAACTGCTGTCGGACCATTTATTGACACAGGTATTGACATGAGCACGACAGTAATTGATCGTGGGCGGCTATACCTCGCAGTAGACGTTATCCGTGAGATGGCTCAGATTGCAGGGCTTTTTGACGAAGGAAAGCCTGTTTCCGTAGAATTACAAGAAAAACAGTGGTATGACCGTGGCTACAACGAAGCAATTAAGGAGCTAAAAAGCGATGCTATCAATAATTATGTTCAGCGTGTTTTCATTGATTCTTCTAGCGATGCTGGTGATGCAGAATCTGTGGCACCAGAAAGTAGTGGAGAGCATGATGGCCCGGCAAGCAGTGATTTTGAACGCTCAGACGAAGGAGAGCACGAAAGCTCTGAAATTGATGACGGACTTGAACGAGAAAGCGCAAGCGTTGATAGCCTCGGGGGACCCGTTAGTGTATCAACAAATCCAAGCGATGAGTCAAGGTTTAGATTATAGTGGTGTCCGTGACTACGATCCGTCTGACGAAGCGGAGATTGAAAAAATCACTAAAAGAAACAGCAACTTATCCGCGGGAGAAGATGTAGATGCCCAAGAATTCCGAGAGTTACAAGCAGAATTCGGCTGAGCCTAACCAAGGCTCCACGATAACTAAGCTCCCTGACGGGGAGATAAACATAGAGAAATATCGGGAAAGCCAAGATGCTAAAAAGCTTGTTTCTTGGGTAAAATCTGAGTGGTCTAAAGCTAAGACTGCTCGTAGCCAGAAACAGAACCAGTGGTTCAATAACATGTCTATGTTTTATGGGCACCACTGGTTAGAGAAAACTCAGAGCAACCTTCCTACCGGGTACGGGGATAAGTACCATACCCCTAGAAAACCTTATTACCACGAGCGTAAAACAATCAACCGTATTAGGTCTTATGTGCGCTGGGAAATGTCGAAGATGTTGTCGTCTTTCCCTACAGCCCAGGCTATTCCTTCGTCTTCGGAAGATCAGGACCAAAGAGCCGCTTACGCTGCCGAGCAAGCATGGACTTCTATTAGCGAGGCGAAAAAACTTCGCCAGCATTTGTCCCGGACAATGTGGTGGGCCATTGTTACAGGCAACGGTTTTTTGAAGACGCATTGGGACCCTTACTGCAAAGACCGGCTTTCTGGCGGTATGGGAGACATCAAATACGGAACGGTCACCCCGTTTCACCTTTACGTTCCCGACCTGCGTGAGCAGGACATTGAAGACCAGCCTTTCGTCATCAACGCTTACACGAAGACTGTCGAATGGGCTGAGTACTACTTTGCTAAAGAACTCAATGGCATCAAGTTAGCTCCGAGCACTTCTAGTGCCAACACCATTCTTGAAGAATCTCACCTAAACCTGGGGGCTACCAACGAGCCCGATAGTGTCATCGTCTACGAAACGTGGGTAAAGCCGGGAGCTCACAAGCTTCTCCCTGAAGGCGGGGTCATTATCAGCATTGATGACATTCTCATCAGTTGCTACAAAAACGGTTTCCCTTACGGGCATGGGATGTACCCGTTCACGAAGTTTGAGCACATCCCTACTGCTACGTTCTACGCTGACAGCCCTATCGTGGACCTCACACAGTTGCAGAGAGAATACAACGGGTTACGTTCAGAGATTTCTGAAGCAGGACGACGCATGGCTAAGCCCCAGCTTATTTCGCCTCTTGGCTCCATTGTCCCCTCTAAGCTGACAAACGAGCCTGGCCTGGTAATCGAGTACAAACCGGGTATGCCCCCTCCCCAACATCTTCCGATGTCTCCTTTGCCCCAGTATTACTTGGATCAGCAGGACCGTATTTTGAATGACTGGATCGATATTTCTGGCGAGCGCGAAGTGTCGAGAGGCACCACCCCTCCCGGCGTTACTTCTGGTACTGCTATCTCGTATCTACAGGAAGCTTCTAACCAGTATTTGACTCCTCAGTACCAGAGCATTGAGGCGGGCGTGGAAAAGATTGCCACCCAAACAATTGAACTGTTTGTACAGTATGTGGATTTGCCTCGTAAGATTCGCACTATCGGTGCTGATGGGGCTTTCGACACAATGCTCCTTCAAGGTTCAGATATTGCTTCCGGGACAGACATTCGTATCGAGCCGGGTTCTAGTTACGCAAAATCGAAAGCTGCCCAAGAAGCTCGGGTCATGGATATGTTTGCTGTCGGCATTATCGACCAGCCTGCGGCTTCTCGGATGCTTGAGATTGGTGGAGTCCAGAAAATTATGGACACTATGAAGGTTGCGGAGAGCAAAGCTCAGCGTGAGAACATCAAAATGAAGATGTTGAAGCCCGAACAACTTGAGGAAGCTAAACAGGAAGCTATACAACAAATAATGCAGCGACTTGAGCTTGCTGCTCAAGAAGACCCGTCAATTATGGAAGACCCAGAACTTCAGCAGATGCTACAGCAACTACCAGACTTGCCTGCCCCGCTAATTATTCCTGTCGCTGATTTTGACGTACACGAAGTACACATCGACACTCACAACAAATTCCGTATGTCCCAAGAATACGAAATTCTGCCCGAAGAACTGAAACAGCAGTTTACTGAGCATGTACGTAAGCACGAAGCTGCTGTACAGCTAAAACAGATGCAACAGTTCCTTCAAACTATTCCTGGGGATGGTACGGAGGATGGTGGCCTGCCCGGTAGTACAGGAAACATGGAAGTCCAGATAGGTGGTCCCCAGCAGGGTCCTGGTGCTAGTATGGCACCCAACGGAGCTGTACCCGATATGGCCCCTGAACCCCCTCAAGGAGTATAAAATGGCAGATTTTGATAACATTGCCGGTCCGGTGCCTCAGTTAGTGTACCGGCCCACTCGAAACTATGGTCGTAAGACTGTCGCGCAGCTAAAAACTGAGATACAGGTTATCGACGCAACTACATACACAGACGCTGAAGTCCTTAAAATGACGTACAACGATCTAACGTATGCGATTCACGCACTCTCCTAACTAAATACAGTAGACTAAACCAAAATGCTAGGGCCTCACTGGGAGGTACGGCGACAAGGAGTACAAAATGGACGACCTTACAGGTACAGAGACAGAAGCAGACACCTCGGCAGAGGATGTGGAGTCTTCAGGGCTTGTGGACACGGCGGAAACATCTAACGAAGGTGAAACTTCAAAAGGAAACCCCGCCTGGGAACCCATACGTACAAAACTCGATCCCATTAGTTTCCATAACATCGAGGAAGACCTTAAAGGTTTTGATAAGAGCGCGGAATCTCGTATCTCTTCTCTCAACCAGCAACTCAAAGGTTATTCTGATCTTGGGACTCCTGAGCAATTGCAGAACTATTCTAATATCGCTCAGAGACTCGATACAGAACCCGAAGTTATCTATAATGCTTTAGGTGAATTCCTGAAGCAAAATGGTCGTTTACCGCAGAACGAAAAAGAAATGAAAGAAGCGGTAGACGAAGAGGAAACTTCAAACGAAGGTGAAGAAACATACTCTGACCCGCGTTATGACCAGTTGGCGCAGCAGCAACAGCAACAGCAGCAGCAACAACAGCAGATGCAGGATTTCCTCGACAATCAACAAGAGGAAAAAACTCAGAGGGAAGCAGATTTATCTCTCGAACGGGAAATTAGCGAACTCAAGCAAACGCACCCCGACTTTTCGGAGGAGGACGTGCGGGAAGTTTTAATGCGGGCGGCATTTCAGCTTCAGAGCAAAGGTAAAGCAGGCAAATTGTCTGACATTGCTCTTGAGTACGTTGATAAAACAGTTAATCGAATTCGCGCAGTACCGCGCCCAGGAGATTCCGCCCCAAAATTGCTTCCCACCTCGGGGGGCACACCTGGTAGTTCACAGGCTAAACCGCTTGGAAAACTGACGAGAAGTGAGACGCAAAATCTCATCGCTAGTCAGATTGAACAAAGCCGGTAATTTAAGGTTTGATCTCCTTTCTATCTAGAAAGGAAATAAAATGGCAGCAACGCTCACTTCTATCGAGTCTTATATGAAGGAGGTATACGTTGGTCGCATCCGCGAGCAGTTGAACGACGAAATTGTCGCTCTCAAGCGTATTACTCGTTCAGGCTCGGGTGTCACCAGTGAGGTTGGTGGGAAGTATGTAACTTTCCCCATCCACACTCGTCGTAACAGTGGTATCGGTTCTCGTTTTGAGAACGAAGCACTGCCTATCCCCGGTCAGCAAGGGCACGCGGCAGCGCGTGTTGGTCTCAAGTATGCCTATGGCGGGATGCAGCTGACTGGTCAGGCCATCGCACTTTCCGACACTGATGCTAAAGCTTTTGCTAAAGCATTGGATAACGAAGTCGAAGGTTTGAAGAACGACCTCAAGAAAGACATGAACCGTCAGATTTATGGCTCGGGTAACGGTGCAATTGGCACGGCTACTGGTGCTAACACTGGCGCTGTGGTTCCTGTCACGGATGCTCGCCTGTTCCAGGTTGGCATGGTCGTGGATACTCAGACGGGTAACACGGTGGATAACACAGGGTTGATTGTAGCCTCTGTAGACCTCACCGCTGGTTCCAATACTGTTACGTTCACCACTACCCCCGGTACCGCTACTGCTAACAACGACATCATCGTCCGTAAAGGTTCTGGTGTGTCGGCGGCAGGTAACCGTGAGCTTACTGGTTTGGCAGCGATTATTGCTGCTTCTGGAACGCTTTACAACGTGGACCCCACTGCGGAGCCTGAGTGGAAAGCTACTGTGAACGCTAATGGTGGTACTCCTCGGGCACTGTCGGAAGCCTTGATGATTAGAATGGCAGACGACATTCGTGTTAAGGGGGGTACAACTTCCCTTATCTTGCAGTCGCTTGGTGTTCGTCGTGCGTATTTCAACCTTCTTTCGCAGTTGCGTCAGACGGTGAACACGCAGGAATTCACTGGTGGGTTCTCTGGACTCGCGTTCACTACAGACCGTGGAGAAATCCCTGTTGTAGCTGACCCCGATGCTCCTTTGAGCAAGCAGTGGTTCGTGAACGAAGATGCAATCACTTATTACCGCGATGAGGACTGGCACTTCCTGGACCGTGATGGTTCCATGTGGAAGCAAGTTCGTGACTCTAACGGTGACTACGATGCGTTCTACGCTCGCATGGTCGAGTACCACGAACTTGGTACTGATCGTCGTAACACTCACGGTCTCATCTCAGATATTACTGAGGCGTAGACCCCTAAAGAAATGTCCCGGTTCCCGATTTGGGGGGTCGGGACATTTCTTTGCTCTATTGGGGATTGTTTGACAGACAGGCTAAACTTACGCTATGACTATTTCTTTAGGACAATCTTCTCAAACATGGGACTCTGACCTCAACGAGTTCGTTAGTGACGACCACGTACACATGGCTGACGTGTTACAGGGGCTGAAGCCCACATATTCTTTGGTTTATATTCCTGAAAATCAACGCTCCACCCCGGAAGAAAAACTTAAGCCTTGGGCCATTGTGGATAAGCCCGACAACCTCCCCGAATATGTGGTGCGCTTCCTGTCGGACCAGGACATGAAAGACCCCTATAAAATTATTGCCTGGCTTTTCGATGGTGATGTGGTACGCCACGGACCTGAGAACATTTTGAAGCGTATCGAGTCGGAAGAGAACGCCAAGAAATTGTTGGCAAGCAAGAAAGAAATTGAGGACATGGAAGATAGAATCGACCATGTGCAGTTTTTGGCTTCTGGTGGGCGGGACAAGAAACACACTATCAACCACAACGGGAAGAAGTTTGAACGATGACATACAGTAATCCCACTAAAACGGTAGCCCAGGTGTACGCATACGTGAAACGTGCTTTCGGGGACGAATCCGGTGTGCAGCTAACTGATGATGACATTGTTCGTTGGATCAACGATGCTCAGCATGAGATTGCGGAAGCGGCTGGCGTTATTCCTGCTGTCGCTACAATGTCTGTGACTGCTGGGACACCCACTTATTCTTTGACTTCGGTGACTCCGCTAATCAACTCGGTGGCAAGTATTTCTTTGGATGGTCGCCGGGTAGGGAACATCAATGTTGCTCAAGCGGAAGAAAGCATTTCTTTGAGGGACCCCGATGGGACAATCAATGACCACCCGATGTTTTGGTATAGCTGGGCGGGAAGCATCACTTTCTGGCCTAACCCGGTTCAAAACCACACTATGTCTATCCGATATTTTGCTAAGCCGACAGACATAACCACGACTGGTACAGACCTTTTGACGGTTCCTGACTACTGTTTTACTGATGTAGTGAACTACGTGTTGATGCGTGCTTATGAGATGGACGAGAATCCTCAGATGATGGCGGCTAAACAGTCCGAGTTTGCTAGCAGTATTGCGGAGCGTGGGCAGAGTGAAATGCTCAGCCAGTCCATGACTTATGAGACCGGAACCGTTTACGAGCTCAACTAGGAGAGGTAATGCCCGGAGAACCGATACAGATAGGCCCTTTTGTTGGCGGGCTTAACACTTTCAGTGACCCTACAGCTATTGCCGATAATGAGCTGGTTGTCTGCCAAAACTTTGAACTAGACTTGGACGGTTCACTCAAGTCGCGTCCCCCTATCGAGGATACGAGCCTTGATTTCCCTTTGCAGGCTACAGGGCAGATGCTAATTCTGGGGACATATCAACGCTCTAGTGCTGTATCTTTCCTCATTGCCAGTGATGGTTTGTCGAAAACCTATTACTTTAGTGGAACTGCCTGGGAGTTGATTACTGACACTATTGCAGCTGCTGGGTTTGTACAGTTCAACGGGTTCGCTTGGCTCACAGCACCTGTTGGTTCTACAAACCCTGGGGGCTATTGGGAGCTCGGAGGTTCTTTCACTGCTGACGCGAACATGCCTGACGGGGAAACAATTGTCACTTTCAAAGGTCGTTTATGGGTTGCCGAAGGGCGAGACAGCACGGGAAATGGGACTCGGCTATACCGATCTAAAACTATTGCTGACGCTGCCTTATGGGTGGCCAGCAACGATTTTGTAGATATTGGTACGGGGGACGGTCAAAACATTGTCCTACTCGCCGTGTATTTCAACACGCTTCTTATTTTCAGGACAGACTCTGTGTACGGGCTACAGTATGCGTCAGACCCGGCAGCAGCAACTGTTTCTCTGATTCTGCCCACTGTGGGCCTCAACTCTCGACACTCTTTCGCCCAGTTCGAGAGTTACGTCTATTTCATGTATGACGAGAAAGCTTACGAGTTTACAAACAACCGGGCTAACCAAATCAATGTGAAAACTCCTTTTACTTCTACTATGGTGACCGGATTCCATACTGAGTATGCTGTGTCGGAGTTCAACAAACGGATTGTGTTCACCTATTTTGACAGCGTGTTCGTGTACAGCCTTCGCACCCGTTCTTGGACAACGTGGAAATCAGGCACTTATGGTTCCCTGGGAAAAATGCTGCTTTTCAACAACGCTGAAGATAAGTCTATTGTTTTGACGCATAGCAACACTGATGTAGCTTCTGGGGCTTCCCGCGTAGCCCCGTTACTCAGAATCACGGATGACTACAGCGCGGTCACAGAGTCCATGCAATGCCTTATCCAGACAAAAAACTTCAATTACCAGGCGAGTTCCGTATACAAGAGGCTTTTCTGGTGGGGGTTGGATGCCTCATTCAAAGGATCGGTGACGGGAACCGTGTATGTCATCTCCCATGTGTTCTCTACGACCTGGCAACAATTATTGGATACGGTGACGTGGCAAGAGGTACTCCCCTTTACGTGGGGGAGTCCCACCAGCGGTACTCCGGCAATTCCTACCGTGGTGACCGAAACGGGTGTGCGTTTTACGCGCAACTTCGTAAAATTCTTGAAAAGCCTACGTTTTAGGCAGATTTACTTTACCATTGAGATTACGAACGATGGGACTAGCGAAGCTTCCCCTGCCCGTATATTCTCTCTTATGACTTATGTTAGTCCCAAACAAACCGTTTCAAAGGAGATTACCTAGTGAACAAAGTGAGGATGCAGTTTAGCGAACCGGCTAAAGCGGGGGGCGGTTTCAACTCGAATACTGTCGGGAAGAAACATTATGGGGCTGGACGGCCTATGCCTACTGTTGGTAAGGTTACTAACACGGCAGGATACACTATGAGAGACAATAAAGCAGCTGCCCGGAAAGATGCTTTGATGAGGAGAATCGGCTAATGTACCGAGATAAGTCTAGTATGGGCAATCGTCT